GTCCCTTGCATCCTATCAAATGTTAAGGCAATCGAGGATGATCCTCACCACATGCGCTAACACCAATAAAATGTTCGGCGAAAATATAGAAAGTAACAACAACACACATGACAAAGTCACACTGGCTGCTTTAACAAACTTACATATTTCCCATAAGCGAGAATACTAACGAGTAAACTTAAATACTTATAGTCTACCAGCATACAACTTCATAACCCCTTAACGCCAAGTAAGTTATGCATGTTCCGATTAACGTCCTCGGTCGTATGCCTCTCCGTGTTCTCTACCGTTGTACCAACGTTTCCATCCAAGCCGAACAAATTGTTATTTGCGCCACGCAGTGCTGCTGCTTTCATCTGGATGTGTGCTTCTCTCGCACGTATTGGAGTTCTAGAAGTCATTTCATAGAAATCAAACGCGTATCGAGCTAAGCTCATGTCGGTTAAATTGCGCTGAAGACCATATCGTGGCATGTATGGTCGGTCTTGGTTACGCTTTTCAATGTACGCTTCAGCTACGTCACTGAAATGGGCCATTATCTGCCTAAATGTGGGTTTGGCGTGGTCAATGAGCGGTTTGATCGGGAATTCCACCTGATCATCGCCGTCCATCATCACCCACATTCCGTTTATGTTTGGGGAGGTTCCGTTCTCAATGCACCAGACCATTAAACCATTGAGAATGATTTGCATTTTGTCCTCCGTCAGTTCGTAATCAGCCATTACACCTTCAAACCATGTGTCAAACTGCTTTCGCGTTGAACGTGTGTTGGATAGATCGGTCTGCTCCGGCGTGTATAGGATTAGGTGATCGAGGTTGAGAGCCACCCTTTGCTCATATCTTGGCACGCGCATCTTGCTTGTCAGACTCTTGAGTCTGGGTACACTGAAAGTTCCGGAGGTTCCAGCGTTAACTTCCCTGTCGCGTTTTCCCTCTTCTTGTGCAACGTTCTTGCCTCTGTTGGGTGCCAACTGCTTTTGCCTCTCTCGTTCCTTTTCTGCCTTCTCTCTCTCCTTCTTCTCCTTCTCTGCCTGCTTTTGCTCGTCTGTCAAACCTGCATCAAGTGTTTCACCTGCCTGGTGGTAAACACAAGCTTCAGCACCATCTTCGTAATCCTCAAAGATTGCTTGCAAATAATGGGTGAGATCCTCTTGAGCTGGTTCCTTATCAAGGTAGAGCTTCCTTAGCGCTGTTTCCGCTATGTAAGGAGCTTTCCCTTCTTGTGCTAGGGAGCTAAATGGAGCTTGTTCAATCATCCACGCGTAAAACTTGCGTATCTCGTGAGTTAACTTGTCGTATCCCCACGACTCAATCATCGCTGCGCAGATTGCCTCTAGTCGATGGCATGGCTCTTTCGACCGATCCCATTCTAGAATCGATACTATTCGCTCTGGCTCGAGCTTGGGAATCCAGATTCCCTCTCTTTTGTGCCCTTGGTGCGACATAAACCAAAGGTCTCCTTTTTCCCTGGTCCTTGAGTCGAAAGTGTACTTCAGGCCCAGTTCACGAAAGTTGTCTGCCATAGTGTCAAGGATATACTCGTACTCTGGGTGTACGCTTAGAAGTAAATCATCTCCGTTGACGAAGAATCTGATGATGCTGTCGCGCAACTCACTTGGAATTCCACTTTTCTTGAGTGAATAGTTGACTGCCAGTATGACCATAAGCGTGTTGTCTACAACAGTCGATGGCTGTCCACTATTGTTTCCTTTGAATTTCTTAACGAGTGTACCATCTGGTGTAGAGATAGGGGTATACACGATTTCGGTGTACAAATTTCTCAGCATTACCTCCCCTACGTCCCACTCTTCCATGAACTCTAAGCGGATGTTGAGTACTGCGTTGATCAGGTATGGTGATAGCGAACTATCAAATTGTGAGCCATCGGCATCGCAATACACCCAGCCATCTGGCAACGACTCCAACAAGCGATCCCAACCACAATAAAACTTTGTCATGCCAACGCTCCAAGGAGCTCTAAGGTTGTGATCATAAAACTGGTTGTTGAAGTCATCCACGCAAACCTTTCCACCCAATAGTGTGTCTAGTGGTGCGGCAGTAAACGTCCGTGTTTTGTTTGCTTCCACTTTTTCTAGTGGTCGTAACTCTGCCTTCAACGAGCCATTCCACACCCCCATCTTTCCTAAGAAGAGTCGTTCACAACTTTGTTTCAGTATTTCTTCTTTCATATCGGGTGTGAACTCAGCGAAGTAATCCTTCTTCTTTCCTTTATACAACGCTCCAACTGCGGATTTCATGTTAAGAGCTTCGAATATGTCATTCTCATCAGTGACATAATTGCATGTTTCGAAACCATAACCTCGCAGATCTGATACGACTATTTCAACTGTCTTTTCAAACAGATCACAGTCGATGTTTCCTGCTTCGATTGGCGTTGCATATTTCAGAAGATCCTTTGCATATGCTTCTCGATTGAGTTTGCTCTTCTGATACTGGCCTAGCATCGGTTGGAAATACTCTCGTGCTTCGTCATGTAACTTGAGATACAAGTCAAACATCTGACATTTTCCTTTGACTGTGTGCTTTGTCACAAGCTGGCTAGGGCAGTGTGCTATCGCTTTCAGGTTTCCATTGAGCTGCTCAAACATCCACCGATTCTGTTGGGTTTGTGCATAGACTGCCGTGCTGTCGAGGTCTGAGATTAGCTTGCTTACTTTGAACAAGCCTGACGGTTGCGATGCTTGTATATTCAAAGAGCCCCAACTGATGGCACTAGTGTTATACTTCCAATGCTTGACCCACTCGTGTGCTTCAATGGTATGGAGATACTTCTCGGCAAAGTCATCTGGGAAAGCAGCAAAGTAATTGATGGAGTTCTGGAAGTTCGCTAGGCTGTGTAATCCAAGTATTTTCCCGTCTTTCGTGCTCACCATTGGACTTCCGCATTGGCCATCTTTCGTGCTAATCCAGTGTTTCCAAAATTGACTGTTCTCTACTGGCATTATTGTGCTAGTCTCAGAGACTACACTCGTTATGCTCTTGGTTTGGAAATTGGACCCCACCATGCAAATTCGTTCACCTTTCTCAGGTTTTCTGAAACCCAATTTCTGTGGAAAGGGTGGGACGTCCTTTGGTAACCGAATTAGCAGAAGATCTCTGTCTGGAATCGGTAGCAAATGTAGCTGAGTTGTGTTTTTAATCACGAACTCACCATGTCGTGATTTTATTACAAGTTCACCGTTATTCCGCTCAAAGAGGTGTCGGTTCGTTAATATGAGTGGTCCGAAACCGACTCCATATAACGAGTTTGATGCACCATCTGAAACATTTGTGAGATGACAGATGTTGTTCGAGATTGGGTTGTAGTCGCGCAACCTCTGAACATGGAGCTGCTCTCATGGTCCACTGGGGTGAGTTCATTGTTGGCTCTCGGCACTTCGTCTATACTGATAGGCTGAGCCTTTCCAGTTTGCCTCAGTTCATTCTCTCTCTCTGGGAATCCAGCAATGGTTGCGTGAAGGTCACACACCTTGAGAGGTATGTGTGGTGTCAAGTCCACCTTCAGAGCTTTGCCTGTTTTGTTGTTCATGTAGTAGGCCTGGATTGTCTTGTTCATTCGTATCGCATTGGGGTCCAGCTCGTCCTCTCCGAGTAAATCCATTCTTATGTCACCAAAGTGCTTTTGCACAAGGGTGATGTCTGTGAATGGATTATCGTCTAGTGTTGCTCCTGTGAGTGGATCTACAAAACGAACTGCGGAGAAATCTTCAGGGTCAAATCCATACATGTTGATGAACTTCCTGTTTTTGTGTCCGATACCACGTGTTCTGCCTTTGCTTTTTCCCTTCTTCGTGTAGGCATCCCCAAAGAAGTGTTCTATAGTGTCGTCATCTCCATATACCTCCCTACCCATCTTGTTGTCTCGGGCATTGCGAAACTTCAGCTTCTGTCTCTGCCTCTTGCCTTTAGCTTCATGGGTTACGGGCTCAGATATTTTTGATCGCAGGTGTTGAATGATCATCCACAATCCACCTCCGAGAACTCCGCAAAGCACCAACACATCTCGCGTAATTAACGTTTTATTCCACTTGCCCTTAAGCTTGAGGAATCTGCTCATATCGTTGGTATTTTGGTGATGAACTGCTTCGAGGGCTCCATACTCACTCATGAAGTGCCGAGATATCCCATCGGTTTGAGTGGCAAATGAATGGTCAGCGTTCAGATTTCTAAACTCGAGTAACTGTGACTTCGCTCCTTCAAGCACTGAGATGTTCTCGCACGTGTGATCTTTCATCATACGAGATTTTATCGCATTTGTTATGCTCTGCAGTGAGAAGTTTGACGAAGAAACACAGTTGGAGGTTACCGTCTTAAAGTATTCCTGCTTTCTTCTCTCCTCAGCGATTAGTGTATCTATGATAGTGACTGTGCGCTGTATGGAGTTGACGTCCGTCTGTAGGGTATAGGCTACCTTGCTCGCGCTGGCGCTTGAGAGCCGACCAAAACCTGCATCGCCTTTGAATTTAACAATCACATCCCACATGTCCAAATGAAGCTTTTCTGGGATGTCGCGACACATAAAAGGAATTCGCACATCGCGCCTATCTTCAACATTCGCGCCAAGTCGTGCATATTCACTAGCTGTAAGCCAAGCGTTCACTCCTCGGTGAGGTATGGCCAGTTTATTCAAAACAATCTCGGAATCTCTGAGTTTGAATCTTTTCAGAAGTGCGTGCACTTGTGGGTGCATTGAGCCATCATATCTCACCACTTGGCTTGTGTAGAACGGTGTTATCTCAAACACAGACATTGTTCGTGCCTGCTTTACTGTTACATTACCAAGAATGCTTGTCG